CGAAGATCGCGGTGGACGGCAAGGATATGCCGATAAACGAGTTCGCGGAGCAGTATCCGGAAGTGGCCCAGGCGTCATTGCTGATCGGGAAAGCGGTTGCGAAGTCCATGCTGGACGATGCAGTTAAGTCCGGCCAGGTGTTGACGGGGCAATCGGTAGGAGTCCTGCAGTTACAGGTTGCCAATATGCAGTTCTGGCAGTCCGTGAGCGAGACACACCCTGACGCGCGGAAGGTGGCGACGACAAAAGAATTTTGGGACTGGATGGGCAAGCAAACGCAACTTATTCAGGACCGTGGCAAAACGTTGGATCCCGAAGACGGGGTAGCGATTATGGACGCTTACAAGGAATCAGTGGCGAAGGTGGCCAAGGGTTCAGCAGACAAGGTAGCAGAAAAAAAGAAGGCGGATAGTGACGATCTGCACAAGGGCACGTTGCGGGAGAAGAAGACGTCGGAGGAATCTGGAAAGGACGCGAATGACAGTTTCGATACTGGGTTCAACGCGGGGTCTTAAACAAACATGGACAGACGAGTTTCCGGGCAAGACCATCAATGCAGAAGATGGCAAGGAAGTTCGATGTCCCGCGTTTAGACATGGGCGGGTGTGTGGGCGGTTGATTTGTAAAATCGGAATAAAGTGTGGATGGATCGAGTTCGTGTGTCCGCGGTGCAAAGAAAAACTCAAAATTGTGCTTATGGACGGAAAGTGAAGTAAAACGGATCGCGCCAGAAGGCCTGTATGTAGAGCCTCCGTGCAAGATTCAACTCCGATTTTATCGGGGGGAACAAAGCAAACGGAGGTTATACTATGGGAACTCAATTGAACACTTACGGCGACATCAGCCCCCGGACGGCTGGGTTTGCCACTCGCGACCTGTTGGACCGTGGCCAGTACGCTCTGGTTTTAGAGCGGTTTGGCCAGACTGACCCGCAGGGCAAGAATAAGACCAAAACACGCAAGTGGAGGCGCTATCTGTCGCTTCTGCGCGCCACGGCGCCCCTGGCCGAAGGTATCAGCCCGGCTGGTAGCCGGCTGAACTACACCGATGTCACCGCGACATTGGAGCAGTACGGCGATGTGACCTGGTTGAGCGATGTCATTCTTGACACGCACGAAGATCCGGTTCTCAAGGAAACGGTCAAGATCATGTCCGAGCAGTTGGCCGAAACCGTCGAGGTTATCCGGTTCAACGCGCTCAAGGCCGGTACCAATGTGTACTATCCTGCGGCGGCAACGACTCGGGCCACGGTGAACAGCCCGGTTACCCGTGCCATGTTGCGCCTGGTTGTACGCTCGTTTTCGCGCAACAAAGCCCGGAAAATCGCCGAAATCGTCAAGGCAAGTGGCATGATTTCAACCGAGCCGGTTGAGTCGGCCTTCTTCGCCGTGTGTCATACGGACCTGGATTCCGATATTCGCGCGCTGACCGGTTTCAAAACGGTTTCGGAATATTCGGACAGCAACAAGGCGCTTCCGAATGAAATCGGTTCCTGCGAACAGGTCCGGTTCATTACGTCGGCCCTGTTGGATCCCTGGCTGGCCGCGGCGACCAGTTCCAGCGGTTCGATATATCTGACCGACGGAGCCAGTGGCACCGGTTATCCGGATGTGTATCCCATTCTGATCTTTGCCCGGGATGCCTACGCCATTGTGCCCTTGCAGGGCAAGAACTCCGTACAGATCGGCGTGGTCAACCCGAAGGTTACCACCGATGACCCGCTTGGCCAAAAGGGTTTGGCCAGTTGGAAGCGCTACGACGCGACGGCGATCCTGAATCAGTTGTGGATGGCCCGTTGCGAAGTCGCCTGTACCGCCACGCCTGCGTAAGCGGTAGTGGATGAAGAATCAATCCCGTCTTGCCCGGGAGTACCGGGCGAGGCGGGGCAGATAGTGAAGCAAAAAAAAGAGGGAGATCAGATTATGGCAAAAATTGTAAGCGGTGTGGTAAACGGGACCGGCGCTGCGCTTTATGTGTGCGTTGGGTTCATTCCCGACCGAGTGGTGTTCCGCAATGTCGAGGATACAACCTGCCTGGTGGCAAGATGGTCCAAGAAGTCGCGGAGCGCGGAGCAGATTGCCGGTGTCCTGGAAACGCAGGGCGTGTCTTCGGCGCTGTCCGTCGGCGGCGGGATCGCTCCGTATCGCGGCGGCGACGTTATGACCGCAGCCATTCAGGCTGTTTTGACCTTTGGCGGGGTTGTTACCTACCAGAAGTTGGACCAGAAGGATTATCGCGGCCGTGACATTGCTTCGGGTGCCTCTCCGATTGACACCTGGACGCTGGCCGATGCTGGGAACCGGGCTGGCCACTTCAACGAAGATGTGGTTGGAACGTATATCGGCGAAGGCTCGCTTATCGTGATCGACGGCAAGGAATACATCATCGAGTCCGTTGCCGGTGATACTGGCAACGCCGGTAGTGAAGTCGTCCTGAACGAAGCCGCCGCATCCGGAGTGGTCGAGCGCATTGGCCCAATGTACGACATGCTTCCCATTCCCCTTGGCGATATTTCCCCGGCCGGGTTCTCGGTCAAGGAAAACACGCTGAACGCACAGGGGAAGATCTGTTGCTTCGAAGCGACAAAATTCGATAACTAAATCGGTTGCCGGCATGGGATAAATGGCAGGGGTCGAAACATGGCCCCTGCCAATTCCCCAGCCCGTTACCATAATAACAGGAGGGTCCGAAACATGGCCAAGAGTTCTGTCAAGAACCAAGAGCAATCCGAAACCCAGCCAGAAGAAAAAGCTATCTCCACCCCGGCGCCGGAGGTACGGAAGGAAAAGTTCATCCGGATTAAACCCCACGCCAAGGCGAGGCCGGATGATGAGGAAAGCGCGGTAGTATCCGTCAACGGTGAAATCCTGGTCATGGAACGGCAAAAGGAATGTGTAATTCCGGAGCGGTTTGTCGTGGCTCTCCAAAATGCGCGTGGCCCGGTATTCAGGCAGATGCCAGGCGAATCACGCAAGATCGTGGGCGAAGTGATGACGTTCCCGTTCGATAATTTGGGCGAGGGTACAGAAGAAGAATACCTCACCATGCGCCGGGAAGGCACGAAGATCGCACGGGAAGCGATGGCAAACACAACGTTGAAAAGTTAAGCCGGTCGCCGATTGCCGGGGCCGGTAAAGGATGATCGGGAATGTTGAACCGTTATACCGACCTGTACCCGTACCTATCCCCGGAATTACCCGGATGTCCAGAACCGGTTATTCTTCAAGCCCTGCAGAAAGCCGGGCGTATGTTCTGTTTGGACACAGAAGCCTGGTGGGAACAAATTGCTCCGATAAGCCTTACCGACGGCACCATGCGCTATCGAGTGAATCCGTCATGGGAAGCCGAAATCAAACGAATCCGCGAGTTACGAATCAACACCGCGGCAGGAATATCCAACGGCGACAGGGGTGTTTTGATTAGTCCGTCGTTCTACGACTTCTATCCCGCCGGCGGCAAGGATGAACTGGGTGTCACCATCGTAGAAAACAGCGTTGACCTGGATGACAGCCTTGAACCGGCGGAAGACGTTACCGGTGGGTTGGAAATCAGCATTGTTATCGTTCCCTACCTCAATTCCAATGATGTGGATCCGGTGTTCCTCAATTCTTGGGTGGAGGCGCTTATCGGCCGGACCATGATGGATCTGATGCGCATGGTTGATAAGAAGTGGACCAATCCCGCCCGGGCGATTACCTACGAATTGGAGTACCAGAAGGCGCGCGGCCGGGCCCGGATCGAGAAGATCAGGGGAAACACCGAAAAAAGCACGGACATGGAGGGGTAGCCAGTGTCATTTACAGGCTCAAACGTGGTAACGGTGGTCCGGACGTTGATTAACGACTTCGATTCGACCACTTGGCCGGATGCCGTATGCCTGCCGCATATCAACGAGGCTGTTCTGGACATCTACACCAATCATGGCGAGGCCAGGGTCAAGGATGATGGAACCCTGCGAACGTATGCAGACCTGGCCGCAATCGGCAACGTCGTTGATCTGGCCGACCAATACAAGCCGGCGGTGGCTCAATACCTTTGTTGGGTGTATTTCAGCGCAGATGCCGGCGATACCCGGGATGCCGAGCGCGCGGCTGAACATCGACAAACCTACGAATCCTACTTTTCCGCTAACAGGGCGAAATAGTCATGGCCTACGAACAAGAAAAGAAGTTTCTCGCCAATGGTGCAGCCAAGCGTGTTTCCTACTACTGTTCCCCGCGGACCGGCGGCAAGCGCCTGGTGCGCCGCTGGACCACTACCCGCCTAGAACTGATGTCAAGTTCCCTGACGTATATCAATACGATCATGGAAGTCACCAGCCCGGAGGCTGACGGCAAGGTGTATCCCGGGACATGGCGGGTGATTTCCAACACTGGACCCGAGAAGAAAACCAACCCTGGCGAGCAAGGGATCACGCAGACCTTGGCACAGGGCATATTGGACGATTTTAAGTGGCCCTCGAGCGTGACTACCCTGGATGATGGATACAGTTATTCATATCGGGATTATGCTTATGTGATTCCGGCTCCTACTCCGGTGCGGGGCGAAGTCAGCCAGGCCTCGAATACACTCAATGACAAGCTACTCTATGACGCCGAGGCCGGCATTATCCGGTCCCACCCGTACCGATGGGACACGTTGGCCACGGATCACGCGCAGGGGTATTCCTACGATGCCAGCTACAAGAATTATCATACTCGGCTGACGGCTCCGGAGTTCGAAGGGCAAGGCACAGTCTATGATGCACGATCCAGCATGAATCGTGACGGCACCTATGACGGCGGGGTAGGTTATCAATATTCCAGGCCGATAACATGGAACGATGTGGTTAATTCTATTATGGGTGCGTCCTATGGCGTGAATTACTTGAACAGCCGGACGCGCCCGGAAGCACCAACTACCGAAGTGTTGGCGTGTGTTTACGATGCCAAGTCAACGGTGAATAAGGATGCGACCTACAACGGGAATGTCAATTACGAGTATTCGAAGCCGGCAGAATGGTATGATCGAAACAACACGGTTCTGGACCAGAAGACCGCGTATTCCTATCTCGCACACCGCACTAAGCCAACCGCTCCGGCCGACACGGCGGTAGGTTATGTCTATGACGCCAAGAGCGCGTTGAATAAGGACGGTACCTATAACGGCGGGATTGATGAGGCGTACAGCAAACCGGCAAGATGGCACGATGCCACGCAAAGCATTACCGACGTTTCGGCAGATTATTCCTACCTGAACTATCGGACTAAACCCGCGGCGCCCGAAGCGGAAACAATCGGGTTTCTCTATAACGCCAAGTCAACGCTAAACCGGGATGGGACATATAATGGTGGCGTTGGATACCAATACGCCAAACCGGCAAGATGGCGGGATGTAACTGAAAACGTGCTGGGGACCAGCTTGGGTCATTCCTATAAGAACCAACGCGCCAAGCCAACGGCGCCCTCCGCTCTCGCCCAGGGCTTCTTATATGACGGGAAGAGCACGTTGAACCGCGATGGTACTTACGACGGCGGTGTTGGCTATGAATACAGCAAGCCGGTGATGTTGGAAAACACTATCGAATCATCGTTAATGACAATGCACGACCTTGATTATCTGGCGGCCAGGACGCGCCCGGCGGCGCCGGCGGCGGCGGTCCAGGGGCTGCGGTATGAAGTAAACAGCACATTGGCAAAAGACAGCACCTATTACGGTGCGGTGCGGTATGAATACGCCAAGCCGGTTGCAATGGAAAGCACAACCAGTGATTCGGCCACGGAAACGGCCCATGAAACCGCTTACTTGGCATACCGGGACCGTCCGGTTGCTCCGGGGTTCTCACAGGGCGCGATTTACGATGCCAAGAGTTCTATCCAGCGGGACGGCACCTATAACGGCAACATCAACAGGGCAGTCAGCAAACCCGTGATGATGTCGGCGCAGGTTGGCGGGAGTTTCAACTCCGCGACTTATGAAGTGGCTTATCTCAATTACCGGACTAGACCGGGAATTCCGGCAAGTACGGTTAATGGCACCTTGTATGACGCGAGAAGTACGATGGCCCGGGATGGCACCTATAATGGCGGGGTGGGGTATGTCCACGGGGCTCCGGTTAATTTCTATCTACATTGGCAATCGCACGAAGGCGGACACGGATTTTACGAATGGCGCAACAACGGGGATCCGCAAGCGGCGCTTAATAGCCTTCCGGGTTATACGAGAAACGGAGTGACGGCAGGATATGAAACCAACGGCAAGTTTCGGATACAGGCGAGGATCACTCCGGTCCGGATTATTGGTGGCGGTGGCTCGAAGATTGCCGATGACGGATCCTTTACCTTTTACCGGCGGCAGTATCGTGGCGGATTCAGTGAATTCCGGACGCTGACGATAACAATGGCAGTCGAATACCATTCCAGCCGCAAGTCTGCCGAAACGTTCATTAACGGCGGAGCCGACGGGTCGAGGGTGGGCGTCGAGGGTAGTTACTACGTTGGAACGAAGTACACCATTTCGTTTGGGGCGTGGACAGATATTGATTCTGAACCTGATATTACTTAGTGGTGGTTATGGCCAAAAACGATCAAATCGAGGACTTGCAACCCCAGTTGGATATGCTGAAGAAGCAACTGGAAATGATGCAATCTGATGCGGCACCCGGGGGTGACGCAACTACCGGGGGATCGCAAGCGGGTGTGTTCAATTATTGCGATGTTGGGGATGGTGGCGGGTATGCTTATGACTTTCTGATTGTAGGAACCAAGAAGGTTATTCCGCCAAGTCCAAGGACGAGCTTTTTTCTCAAGATACCGCATGACGGGTCGGCGGCAATATGGGTGGGCGCGATGCCAGACGTTCAGGATACGGACGCGACAACCATTGATATTAGAAGAGTAAGGTTTTATCTGCCCGGCGAGATTGTAGGGTAACATGGCATTTGCAACCCAGGCGGTGAAATACGGATGGCGAGCGGCAACTGGGATTCTACTCACGGCCGCAACGGTCTATGTGGTGAACAATACGCTCATGCGGATAAACGGAAGCACGATTATCGAGGTGGTGCTTGGGACGTGGGAACGGGACGAGGCGACACGCACAAGCAGCAATACCTGGGGAGTTGTCCCGGCAGAGGAAATTCGGAGTTGGTACAGCAACGATTATGTGACGCAGATTGTTGACAATGTGACAAGCGTGGTGGCAGTGCTTTACACGAACACAATGACGAACACGTTTGCTATGAGGACGGATTACGCAATGCTGACGAACATGGATTTTAAGCTCAAAGCTGCGCCGCCGTTCTATGTAGACACAAATCATCCGTATACCGGAGCGGTTGGCCCGGTAGCTATGACTGTTGGCGGGATTATTTCTGGGCTTCCGATTGGCGATGGTGCAAGTCAATTCACGCAGGTTCCCGGCTACACCAACAGCACCGGAACGGTTGTCTCTGCCACGTTTGGGGGTTTTGTCAGAAGGCTGTTTGTTGAGCCATTGCAGGAGCGGTACAAATACGAGTACATGCTCCAGAAGACACTGGCCACGGCGCGACGAGGCACAGGTCAGATATGGTGCGGGAAAAGCGGTAAGATGATTGGCTATTGCACCTCTAACTGGGTTGGCACTATTCTCACCAGCAAATACGCCGAGGCAAGGTCAGCGGCAGAAGGGGCGTGGTCTATTGTCATCAACGGCGATGTGTCGGGTTACGAGTTCTCGCAGTATTCGTTTAACAAATTATCGCGCCCGATGGTCGAGAAGACAAACCTGACGGTCACGGTAGTGAGCAATAACTACATTATTGGAACTAATATTGTGGTTGTGTCGGTGAGTAATATGCTTTTTTCTGCTTCTGGCGGTACGAAAGTAGATAAGCCGGAAGGGTACACGTATCATCTTTTCACGAACGTAGGGGATTCCAGCTTTGTCGTCACGAACGGGTCATTGCTGTGCGATGTTCTGGTGATTGGCGGTGGCGGTGGGGGCGAAAGCTTCTGGGGCGATGGCGGAGACGCAGGAGAATTGGTCTATACGCAGGGGTATTCAGTCGCGAGGGGAGACTACACAGTTACCGTTGGTGATGGTGCCTATGGGTACCAGAACGCTGGAGACTCCATTTTCTCCGCGTTAACGGCCTCTGGAGCTTCTAGCAATGATTACTTCACGCACAAAAATCAAGGCGATGGCGGTGACGGGGCCGGGTCTGTTGGGATGACATCCCCTGCTACCTTTTATGGCGGCGCTGGCGGGACCGGCTTTCCGGTTGGAATTACCGGTTCTACCGTATATTACGCCGGAGGTGGCGGCGGTGCCGGAGCTGCCGGTGCTGGCGGTGGTGCTGGCGGGCTTGGCGGAGGGGGCAGGGGCGGAAGCGGTTTTTTACTCGACCCAGCAGCAGAAGACGGCGCAAGCGGAACT